AAGGCAACTTTAAGAATGGTGGTATGTTTAGAGTTAACTCACAGACTGTAGATGTGGATACAACAATAGAAGCAACAGAGAATGCTACAGCCACAGGACCTTTGACAGTATCTTCTGGTGTAACCATCACAGTAAACTCAGGGGGCAACCTAGCAATCATATGAGCAACCTTCTAGTACAGAATATAAAACATACGAATGGCACTACGGCTCAAACTATTGATAGCTCTGGTAGAGTTTTAACTCCTGCAAGACCTACATTTAGAGCAAGAAGAATTAACAATCTTTCTTTAGGTGGAGGAAGTGATACGCAAACACTTATAATGAATGCCGTAGATTTTGATGTAGGAAGTGGATACAATACAAGCACAGGATTCTATACTGTGCCATTAGGAGGAATATACTTTTTTTTCTTAAATGCACGATTTGATGATGTTGCTTCTGGATCTTATTCACGAGCTATTATACATAATGACAAAACTGGAGCTACTTCTTACACTGATTTAGTAAATGTTCTACATAGTATTGTTGGGACTGGTATGTCAACAAATTATCACACCATACAGGCGAGTGGTCTTTTACAATGTGCTACAAATGATACTATAAAATTTTTGGGTGGACACCATACCGACAGCTCGATAATTTTGCAACAAGAGTCTCATTGTGGTGGGTTTTTAGTAGGATAAACAATGAGTACATTAAGAGTAGACAACATACGAGGACAGACAGCAGGTACAAATAGGTATGTGGTGCAGGTTGTAAATGCTGAAAATGATACAAACACTGCTTCATCATCCACATCCTTTGTTTCAACCAGTGTAACAGCAACGATTACACCCCAATCTACCACAAGTAAAATTCTTGTTATTTGCCAAACTCAGTTGAGACAAAGCACTGGAACAGCAAATGGTAATCATGTTGTAGCACAAATACACAGAGGAAGCACAGCTATTGGTCAGTTTATAGATCATGGAACAAGAGAACTAGCAGGAACTGGAAACACAGATAATGTAGCAACTGGAGCAATATTGAAAGTTTTAGACAGTCCAAACACTACAAGTGCGACAACATACACTGTTCATATAAAATCACTAAATTCAAATTGCTCTGTCAACATCAATAACAATGGAGGTTCTTCAATAACTCTAATGGAGATTTCCCAATGAGTACACTATCAGTAGACACCATTCAGGGTAAGACAACAGCAGGAACTGTGGCTATGCCAGCAGGTATGATTATACAAATGCAAACTGCAACTACAGATGGTGATACAAGCTATACTTCAAGTGCAACGTCTTTTACAGACCAAGGCTTGTCAGTTAACATAACTCCTAAATTTGCTACAAGCAAAATCCAAGTAATAGTAAACTGTTGTATTGGTATAGGACAACAGACAAACGCAAGAATAGATTATAGATGTATTGAAAATGGTTCTTCAACAGAAGTATTCCGTTTTGATTATCTTGGTTACTCTGGATTATCTGCTCTAAGCAATGCAGGAATTACTGTTGCAGGGCATGGATTTTTTCAATGTTCAAATACAAATCAACTTACGTTTAAAACGCAGTTCGTAAAAGCCAATGGTGAGTCTGCTCAAGCAGGTACAATTCATCAATTATGGTATACAAGCACTAAACATATAATAACAGCTATGGAGATAAAACAATGACAACAATAGCACAAGCATTAACAAGTTTAGGAATAGATGAATGGGTTCTTAGAGGAGAGCCTACAAATGAAGAAGAGTTTAACCAGATGTTTCGTAAGGTTATAGGAGCAGATAAAAATGGTTCAGCAATCGAAAGTGCAGACCCAAAGGACTGGGGTGTAACATATGCACAGGTAGCAGGTGAAAAGACGTTACTGCAAAGCCGTGAGCCAATGCGATTGCTTCGTGAGGAACGAAACAGATTATTGGCAGAAACAGATTGGATGGGTAATAGCGATGTAACCATGTCGAGTGCCATGAAAACCTATAGACAAGCCTTGAGAGACTTACCTGCAAACTCTGATCCAAAGTTAGCGAGTGATGGTACATTAGACATGAGTAGTGTAAAGTTTCCAACTAAACCAAGCTAGGAGTAAGAAGTGGCATTAACTAAAGTTAGAGGAGCAGGAGCAGAGGGACTAACATTATCTAGTACGTCCCTTACCATAGCAAATGGTCTGACGCTTACAGATGGAAATGTGACGTTAGCTAGTGGTCATGGTATTGACTTTTCTCCTACAAGTGACCTAAGTGGCATGACTTCTGAATTACTTGATGACTATGAGGAAGGAACATGGACGCCAGGTCTTACTCTTGGTGGTACTGCGTGTACTGTTCTTTCAGATGGAAATTATACTAAAGTTGGAAGAATGGTCGCTGTGAATATCTATATTGGAGTTACAAATACAAATAGTGGCTCTGGAGCTGCTACCATAACTAACTTTCCTTTTGCTGTTGCAGATTTAATGGCAGCCACTTCTGTTGAAGCAAGTGGGTCTATTTCATATTGGAATAGTTTTGCGACAGGCATGAGTTATGTAAGTATTTTTGCTCAGACAAGTCAGCAAGGCGCACTTTATGGTTTGTCAAGTGGAACTGCAAATGGAACAAGTGCCGTAACGAACTCTCATATAGATAGTTCATGTGACTTTAGAGCATCCGTAACATATTTTACTACATAGGCAGGAGATAAATGGCAATAACAAAAGAAATAGTACAAGATAAAATAGAAGTTGTAGGCGATTTTAAGTACATACAAGTGCGAACAGCAACAATAATTAAAGAAGATGGAGTTGAAATATCACGCTCTTACCATAGGCATTTTATAACACCAGATAGCGACAGCTCAAACGAAAGTGCAGATGTCAAAGCAATGGTGGCACATTTTCATACAGATGAAGTGAAGAAAGCATATGCTGACCATCTAGCAAAGGCAGAGGTCTAATGCCCTACATAGGAAAAGCACCAAATCAAGGGGTTAGAACACGCTTCATCTACCAAGCCACAGCAAGTCAAACCTCTTTTAGTGGTTCAGATGCCAACGCAAACGTATTAAGCTACAGCGATGGTGAGTATGTAGATGTCTATCAGAATGGTGTTTTGCTTAAACCTGCAACAGATTATACCTCTACTTCTGGCACAACCGTTGTGCTAGTAACAGGAGCATCATTAAACGATGTGGTAGAGATTATAGTGTATGATGCGTTTACAATAGCCAACAGCTACACCAAAGCAGAATCAGATACACGCTATCCTTTTCTTGGAAACGACAGTATAATACGAACCAA